GTACCTGTTGTCCAGTTTCTTCTAGGTATGCAATGAGTCACGTCTGTTGAGGCGATTAGTTTCGCACCTAACATATCATCATAGTTATAGAATTCCGAAGTTACGTCATCATTAGGAGTAGGAGGCGAAGCATCCGTTCCTTCGTTAATAGTATTGCCTTGTGCGTCAACGTCTGAAGCCCAAGAGTGTGATCTTCCTATGAATAGATAATACGTTGTGTTGTTCGTTTCTGAAAAAGATTCTACGAATTGTTCCGCATTGTTTATTCTAAATTTGTTTGTAATTATCGCTGCCATTGTTTTTTTCCCATTAAATATTAATGTTTCTTTCTATTATTTATAAGAGTTTTCTATGTAGATTTAGTCACTTCTGTTGGAAATGCAAAATTAGTCTTAGCATTCTTATTTGAAGTACTACCACTAAAATCAGATAGTCTGATAGTTGTTCCGTCAACATTTGTGTTCAAAGTACCTGTAAATCTTAAATCTGCCCATGAACTCATAGAAGTACTATAAGATTCTGAACCATCATTCTGTAATACACCAGAATTACCATCTGTTGCACCTTCAAGTAATATTTCACCTGCACCTGTACCACCTTCTAAAGTGATTGCATTGTTGGCCGCAAATGCCGACAATCCAAATGTATTTAAAGTGTGTAGTCTAGGACCTGCATATGCATAACCATTCTTAACTGAAACACCTCTAACTGCATAAGATGTATTTGTGTAAAAATTTGTTCTACTTCTTCTTTCAAGGTCTAATGTAGTTTCAGGATATAGATTTAATTCTTTTTCAGTATTTGTACTTGTATCTCTAAAATCATTATGAACTTCTACTGGTTTACCTGTTCTTGCGACAGCAGTTGATACTAAAGTCTTACCATCTAACTGTGAAGCATTACTCATAAACTTAAATCCAACTCCTGTTCTTCTACTAAAGATAGTGCTGAACAATGTATTTAATCTCATGTAGATTGGACTGTCAGAAGTACCAGAGAATAATCCAGATGATAAAGTAGCACCGACTGGTTGTTTAACACCGCCAGCTAATCTAGTTTGAATATTTACTTCTCCTGTCACATAGAATCCAGAAGGGTGAATTGCTCTTTTTAAAGAATCTCTCCACTTGTTAATTGATTGTGCAACTCTTACAACATAAGAATAATCTTGATAGTATAAACTATCTTGAATTTTTTTAGAACCTTCAGAAATATGTCCATCTTGATTTATAAAAGCACCAGCAGTTGTAATCTGAGCACCTATTGTTGCTGTACCAGTTAATGGATCTGTTTTTGATACAATGGCAGTTTTATTACCAGATGTTGTAATTGTATCGCCAATTTCTAATTCACTTGTTGTTGCTGTATATTTTAAAAGAGGTGCTGTAAAGTCAACTATCGTACCTGTTGCACCACTTACATTTGATGTAAATGTTTCGTTTGCAGATATTGCTCCTGAAACTGTTGTAAGTACAGCATAGTGAGGAAATTCTAATGTAGGTGCTGATGTGAAATCTATACCGTGTTCAATAATACTTAATGATGTTGCTCTACCAATATCATCACCAAAAGGTATCACAGTTGCACCTTGTACATTCAATACAGCAAAAGTGGATTCATTAAGTACGTTTCCACCATCTTCAAATTCAATTCTACTATGTGGTGCTATCTCAGAAGATGTAGAATCTTCTAATGCAATAAATCTTACTCCATCAATTGTTGCTGTAGGTAAAGTTGTGTAACCAGAACCACTTGCAATCATTCTTATATCAGTAATGTCACCACTACCTGTAGCATTCTCTTGAACTATTTTATTTCCATTATAATCTGTTTCAGCTGTTTTATCTTCTAGTACAATATGATCGTCAGCCTCCATATTATGAGCTCTGTCTGGTTCACTATCTTGATTTACAATATATATTTGTCCAGCTGATTCTTCAATGTATTCTTCACTTAATATAGCACCGATTTCATTTTCTAAATCAACTCTAATTCTAAAATCATTTACAAGAGAAGAAGAATCTATAAATTTACCACCACGTCCATTATCAACTGCATCCTCAAGCGATAAATCGCCAGAGCCACCACCTGTAATTGTTCCTGCTTCTAATTCAACATGAATATCTATACTTCCAGTTTCTGGTGCAAATCCACCACCTACAACTGCTACTTTTGCTTCAGCAGTACCTGAACTAAATGTTAAAACATCTCCTTCTTCAAAATTTGCCCCAGCAGCATTGACAATAACTTCTGATACACCTGCACCAGATATATCTTGTATCTGAACTCTGGCTCCAGCACCTCCACCGCCAGTTAGAGTTGCCTCGTCACCGACTGTTAGTGTGTTACCATTGTTTGTAATTAATGCTGTTGATAAAGCTTGTGATACAACTATACCAATTGTTAAATCAGGATCTTCATTACTTATTCCAGTTACCGTAGCACCGTTTACAAAAGTACCTGTTATAGTTTCTAGGTTAAGTAAAATCTCAATAATTTGTACACTACCCTCATTAAATTTAATTATGTTTTCTACAATTGCAGTTGCTTCATTAACTGTTCCTGAAGAAGGATCATTTGCTTGTGTAATTGTTTGTCCTGTTAAAAAGATAGGGTCTTGTGCTTGTTGTAGTGTTGTCTGAGTACAACGAAGAAAGGTTCTAACGTTCCAAGAACCATCTGATACTCTTAACATATCATCTGTTGGAGTATAAATTTCTGCTGGTTCGTTAAATAGTATTCTGAAAAAAGCCTTGTGTGCCTTTTCAGTACCTTTTGCTCTATATAAAGATTTAATATTTTTAATTAGTTTTCTTGTGCTTACAGCGTCATCTGTATCGGCAGGAATCGTATTAAGAAACTCCTGTTTCATTTGAGATAAGAAATCACTTATCGTATGATCTGGGTCCGAGTAGTTTAAAAGTTGTTGTATGTTCTCAACAGGATTTGCACGATACTTAGCAACCTTAGCAGTTGCACCTGATATAGAACCAGTAAGAACCTCTCCTGTTATCCAAGCATTGTTTGTTGAGATAAATAATCTTGAATTCGATATAATGTCTTCTGCTAAAACAGTTGATGTAGCACCTGATACTGAACCTGTAATGATCTCACCTTTTTGAAAAGAACCACCGAATGTATTTTCTTCATCTACAATTTTATTACCTGCGTCTAAACCATTCTTAGTTGTTTGATTGAGTAATACAAAACTATCTGTGACACCTACTGTTTCTAAAAGTATCTGATCTATATCTGTGATTGTATCTAAATTTAATTCAGCAGACTCCATGAATAGAAAGTACGAAGTAAGAAATTCTGTGAACTTAGGGTGGTCCGTTAATACGAACTCAGGTACCTGTTGTTTAATGAGTGTGGATAGTTTTTTTTTATTTGTTTTTTTAATGTCCATTACCTAACACCTAATAACTACTAGTTGTTGTGTAAGATGTTCCTGCTTGTGAACTACCACTTTCTATTGTATCTACTGATCCAGTTATAGTTGAGTTAGCTGTATCGATAGACAGCACTTGATTTCTTACAGGTACGACATCATTTGAACTTGGTGTTGTAGTAATTCTTACTACGGTACTAGCTGCACCATCAACATTTGATATACTTGTAATGTGAGCAGAAGTTAAAATTAATTCTCCAGTTGTATAATTGATAGTACCAAAAGTAGAACTTGTATATACTCTAACTGTGCCATTTAAATAATAAACTCTTATATTACCTATACCATCATCATCTAAAAAATGTTCGTTTACTGAACTGTCATCATTGATTTTGAATCCTGTTGAAGATACGATACCGCCTGCAGTTGAATTGTGTCCAGAGTGTGGATTGTAAAATGCGTTATTGAAAGATAGTGTGTATTTTATTCCTGAATTTAAAGTAGGTGTTATATTTTTATACATCTTAACTTTAGTAATGTTTGATAATATAGATGATTCAGCCTCATCAATAGTTTTTCCTACTGCTGAGTATCTAAACATACCTGTGAAGTCCTCTAATGTGTCTGTATTGTATAATGATATAGCATCCAATACATTTGTTTCAATTGTTGATACGTCTTTAGTAGTTGAACTAGAGTCGTATTTAAAAGTTGTTTCTAAAATAATGAAAGTAGTTTCAGGATCAATAATTACAGGTGTTACCGAAGCAACAGCATATGATTTAAGACTTTGTACTAAACTTGTCTTAGTCACTTCTGTTAAATTAGAACCTGATTTTGCTTTGATTGAAATGTAAACTTTTCCATAGTCAGGAGTGGCAGCATCTTCACCGCCATAAACTTGAACTGATTGAGCATTGGCATATAAACTCTTAACAAGAACTTTGTAATCATCAGCTGTCACAGCTCTATCTTGTGATGTATAATCTCTTGGTGCATTATACTTAATCGATTTAATTGTTTCAGGAGAGTCACCTCCAGCAGCATTGCCTATTGTTGTAATAGTCACATTTGAAAAACCACCGATTGATCCTGATAATGTAAATGAACTAGCACCATTTGCTTCATCTCGGTTACAAGTTATGTAATCTAGTATAACAATGTTACCATCAGCAATCGATTGTCCTAAAACACCATCACCAAAGTAAACTTCAAATCTTCCATTCTCAACTTCTTGTAAAAAATAAACTTTAGATGTAGAATCTATTCCTGTAATACCAGTTGCTAATTTATATGTGTTTGTTGTAGAGTCTGATATAGACTCTTGAACCTTAACAGTAAGAGTTGTTGTATCTACATTATCATTAGGTATAATATATCTTTGATCTATGTCAGATGTGTTGGCCGTGTACTTATAGTTTAAATATGTACCTTCATAAACATCTAAATTAGAAAATTTATAAGCACCATCTACTGGAGAAATACTTACGTCAGCATTATTTACAAAAGAGTAATTTGTTTCATCAACCGTAGTTGTAAATTTTGTTCCTCTTGACATTGTAAGAGAGGCGCCAGAAGCATTGTTGACAACAACATCAATTGTTGCTATTGCAGCACTAGAACTTCTTGGAGTATAACCAACTTGTTTTGCTAATGATACTACACTTGTTCTTTGATCGGCACTATCAAGAAACATCTCGTTTGCCAACATATTGGCATTGTATCCAAGGTAGTGTGTGTTGTAAGCAAGAACATCTAATAGAACATTCATTCCAGAACCTTCAAAATCATAATCAGTAAACTCATTCTGTTGTGATAAGAATGTTTTTAGATTATCTTTGATTCCGTCAAAGTCTAATTGTGATATTTCTAATTTTGTTGCCATATTATCTTAATCTTTCTAAAAATGATTCTACTATTATTCTGTCTGGAGAATTTTGCACATAAAAAGATATTGTGGCCGCATATGCGTTTCTATCAAATTGTGGCATAGTAGATATCTGTACTAGTTTAGCTCTTGGTTCATAATTTCTAATTAATAAATCTATTTCTTTTGAAATTGCATGACTCATTTGAGGTGTTATTAATTCAAATAACATTGCTCTCAAATTAGACCCAATCTCTGGGTGAAAAGGTTTCTCATAGTGATTCAAGTTAATTAAATTTCGTACACTTCTCTTTACTGACTCTACATCTAACATCTTTTGAATGTCTTTAGTAGCGGTGTTCTGTTGAAAGTCAAGATTCAAATCTTTATAGATTTTTGCACTTCTTTTACTTTTATTTGTTAGTGTACCTGAGTCATAACTTGCCATTTAATCTCTCCTACTACTATTTATACTATCCATTTGCAAATACATTACTTGATCCTGAAGCAGATGAATTTGGTACAAAACTTCCGTGACCTGCAGTTGCGTCACCTAATCTGTGTACAGGAATCTTATTTACAAATACATTAGGACTTCCCGCAGCTGCAGGATCACCACATCCAGTAGTATCTCCCACACGAACAGTTTTAGCCTTGTTCGTAAAAACATTTGACGAACCAACTGCATATGGAGTTTGATGAAAAGGGTTAGGAGTAGGACTTGCGTGACCTACATGACTATCTAATCCTACTCTACTTACTGCTGGCATTTCTTTTTCGTTTCCTTAGGTAATATGTTCTACCTTTAATTTTATAAGTTCTTAATTTAGGTTTTTCAGGTTCATATGCTTGAAAAAACCAATCAA